GAGTTAGTCATTTGTTCAATCTCTGTAACTTGTACAGGAGTTAACTTATCTCCTAATTCATCAATTATAGTACTAGGTGATAATAATCTAGTTTCTACTACAGCTATAGCATCATCCAAGAAATCACTATCAGCATCTAATACTGGAGTTATATTTACTGGATTACTTCTTCTAGTTGTAGGTTCTCCATTCTGTATACCAGTCCAATAGATTTCATCACCTCCAATTAAAGCATCTTTCCAACCTTTCTTGAAGATTTCTTTAGTAACTATCTTACGCTTTAAATACTTTAGTATCTGATTAGCTTTAGATTCTATGATATCACTAGGTGTATATCTTTCATGTTTTAATAGATGTTCAGGTGTTTGGGGTGGGTTCTCAGGGTCTACAGTACTAGGGTCTATATTACCCATCAGTTGCTGTTGTAACAATCCTGTTATCTTTTCTTTCAGTTGTGTTTGCTTCCTATTCATATCTAGGGGAGCTTCACTAACTACTAGTTGATTATCTGGTCTATTAGCTTCATCAGAGATTAACAACTCTATAGGCTTACTAATTACATCATAGTGTTGTAAAGTAGCTGGAAACTCATTATTAGTCATTCCTAGAGGGTTACAAACATACTCTAGGTCTGCTTTATTAAACTTACCATTAAATAGATCATAGTTAATTAACTTGTTATAATTACTAGTTCTATTACCTATACTGTTACTATAGGACATTCTAATATAGTAGTCTATAGTATTCTTTTTCCACTCTTCAGTTTTCTCCTTAAATGGTATTCTTTGTCTTGGTAAGCCAGTCAAACTCATCTTTTATATATTAATATCTAACTTTACCAGAGTAGTTCTTTTGAAACAAAGGTTTCTTAAAGAAGTTGTCTATCTCAGTTAGTGGTTTGTTAAATTCAGTTTCTATAGTTACTTTATGTAATTCATGTGTTTGTAGAATACATAGCATAAATGCTATTACTCTATCATAGTTTCCTTCTCTATCATAGTTTATGAGTTCCTTTAGTAATGGTATAGATTTGATAGAATATAGATTTAATAGCTTTTGACCATTAATCTCTCTTTCTTCGTACAACCACTTTCTAAGATATAACTCACATTGGTCTTTAATACCAGAAGAACCACTAGCTCCTCTAGTCATGTGTATACCTTTACCCCTTGATACAGAGCTATTCTTAATCATATCTTTGATGATAGTAGGCTGGTCATATAAATAATGACTACAGTTACGTTGTTCAAAGTATGTTTTTAAACCTTTTAATTGGTTTTCATATAAGCATGTAGCATTATAGTATATACATAACTTCCTGCAGTTCTCATAAAATTGATCTGCAAATTCAGGTCTACCAGTATACTCAGCTACTAGTATATCATAAGGTTTATCAGCCCTATAGAATCTTTTATAAATAAAGAATGAACCTAAAGATACACTATTCTCTGCTTGATCCTGGTCATAGGGGTCACAACCTGCTATATACAAGTGTGTAGGTATTTGAGCCATATCCATATCTGGGTGTTCCCAAATCATTATACAACCATCTTTTCTATCATCCATCTTAAGAGGGAAGTCAGTTATATAATAGTGGTCTGGATTATGAGACCACTTAAGCTTACCTTCTTCATTAAATGATAGTTCACCTTTTTGACCTTCATCTCTAAGATGTGGAGTTACTTCTAGTTTAGCTAACCACTCTTGCATCTCTGTAGATGCAAATATGTTACCTTTAGTTCTTAAAAAAGCTTCTCTATAGTTAACTGGGTACTGTGTTATAACTGAATGGAGTTTAGCTGGGTTTAATGAACCTCTAGCTTGTTCTCTCTCAAACATTATATCATCATATGCAGCTTCTTCTATACTATTTCCATCTTTATCAACCATAGGTTTCTTAAAGTGAATAGAACTAGGATTACCACATACACCCCATCTACCTCTAGTAGCTGCAGATAAATAACCTATTTGTTTATTTTCATTCTCAGGGTCTAAGAATTCTAAACAATTATACTTGCTAGGGTTTGTAAATATCTCATATAAGAACTGAGTCCCACCCTCCATACTACCTGCTGACCCAAATATAAGGGCACAACCAGTATAGACATTACCATCTCTAATAAGGGGTTCTGAATAACCATAAGCTTGAATTATATTTGGAAATACACCTGCTTCATCTAATACTAACCATGTAGCTGACTTACCAATAGCTGCTGTTGGTTTGTCTTTAAATGTTAAACATTCTATAGATGACTTACTTCCTTTGTATACTTTAACTCCATTTATGTTAGCTTCATATCTAGCCATAACATAAGTAGTAGTATCTGGGTTTCTTTGTTTCCTAAACTCTGTATAGTTATTTAGAAAGTTCAAATTATCTAAAGCAAATGACATTGTACCTTCAGAGAATTGAGATAAGAATGCACCTACTATAGATCTACTATCAGGATAGAAGGTATATTCATGTGTCATTATAGCTGCAGCCTTATAACTGTAACCTTGTCTACGACCTTTAACACATACTACATTCTTTTGATTCTTCTTAGCATAATCTACTATCCAGAACCAATCATAGTCCACATCAATAAACTTAGGAAATCCACCACTCTTTTTACCTGTAGCTTCATTACTAAGTAGTATCTGACAGAAATTTAAATAGAAGAAGTGTTGCCCACTGACACTAATACCATCAGTATTAGTCATACCATCTATACATCTTTCTCTACACTCTTCCCAGAACTTCTTATATTCTATAGTTCCTGGAGGTATAAATGTATAACACTTATGTTCTTCCCAGTGTTTAGCTAAATACCTAAACTCATCAGTTTTAGTGAACCAGCTACAATTAGGGGCATATGGTATATTACTAGGCATTATAGGTTCTCCTCATTAATAAAACCTAGTCCTAACTTCTTAGAACCCATATCAAACTCTGTATAATCACATGTAAGTTCATCTCCAAGCTTTATATCTTCTAATGCATAACCATACTCAGAGTCTTCTGGAAACGATGTATTAGGCTTCTCTGAGTGATTCATAAATCTAGAGTTATCTAAGTCTAGTACAAACTTACCATGTTCATTGATATACATGTAAGTATCTACAAATTCTTTCTCTATAGGAGTAAGGTTGTTTAATTCATCTTTCTCAAACAACTTGTTAAATCTATCACAGTATTTCCAAACAATAGTACCTTTAGGTATTACTTGTTTAGCTTCTACACCTATTCCTCTGTGAGAGGTTTCAAATAACTTAGTCTTTATTAAAAACATATATACTATTCAAATTGTCCTAAAGTACCACCACCACGAATTTTAGTAGTTGTTGAAGTCTCTTTCAAACATATTTCTTTTGCTTGATTTAATGCTTCTTGTAGTTTAGGCATATTACTTATAATCTTAACTATCTTATCTGGATCATATAGGAATTTACCATTATCATCCATTATAGTATAATCTACTCCTTTTAGGTATTTCTCTGTTTTAGATAAAGCAATATAAGCTGCTTCCAACATCCTCATACCTGGAGTAGTATTTAGTTCTTTATACTTATCTATTGCTAATAATACTTTAGCGTCAGCTTTGTAAGACTTACCAACTACATATTCTTTAATATATCCACTTCTCTCAGCATCGGGGTACTGTGAGTATGGAGAATTGAAGTCAGATATATAGTAGACATAGGATATGTCTTTCATAGCTTTTGACTTATCTTTAGATGTATCTCTGAACCAGAGATCCCCGATGAAAGATATAGCCAAAGCTTCAGGATGGACAATTATTTTATCTTCTTTTAGATCTAGTATTTTCACTATTTCTTAAATTCTTTAATTTCACTATCTGTTGGTAATATGATTGAGTTACCAAATCGCTTTGACCAATCTGAACTAAAAAAGCTCATCGCATCTTCTAGCTTCATTACTCTATTCTCTAATCTACCTATAATTAAATCTCTATCAATTACAGCTTGTTCTAGTTCAATTAAAGCATCACCTACTTTATATTGTTTAGTCTCTTTATTCATGTGTCTAGAGATAATATTTTCTACTTCTCTAACTACTTCTTTAGACTCTTCCTTTACTTCTTTCTTCTTACCCATTACTTACTATCCTTAAACTTAAAAAATTCTTTAGTTAAATAACCTGTTAAATATGCATATGGTTCATCATTTCTAATACTAAATTTAACTCCAGCATCATGCAATATCTCTACTACTAAATGACTAATTTCATGTGCTATAGTATCTACCTCCTGATATTTATCTCCATTCTTTTTTACTATCAGGTAGTATTCCTTTACATTATCTTTATCTATTAAGGGTAAATGATACCCTTCATAATCTTTATTCTTTAAGTAAGCTATATCTAAATGATTTAAACCATCTATAGTAGCATATTTTACAATAGCATCATAAGAATTACTATAAATGAAAGTTACATAAGCTTCATATATAGGAACTACTATTTGTTTAGTTTTTATTATTACCTTTCCCATAACTAACAAAGCCTTTAACTGTAATTGGTTTAAGTTTAACTACTATATCTTTATATGGATGTTTAGCTTTGTATGAATTATCACCTTCAATGATGTTAACATAAGATTTAAGGATAACTCCTTTTTCATTTATATACTCTTCAGCTTTAATAGCTGTTGTATCAAATAACTTCTTATAAAGAACATTCTTCTTTATCAGTATTGGTATCCCCTCTTCTGTAGGTGGTCCATATACATCACCTAGT